GCCCATGGAAACATCTTCAGCGATGAAGGTTGTCAGCACTTCGATAGCGTCTGTCATGGACACATCGCCCAGTTCCAGCACATAAACTGCCCGCGTCTTCCCCTGGGCCCAGAACGAGGTATTCATCTGGGAAATTTCGTTCTGAACAACCGTTTTTACCGTACCCATTGCCGTTGCGGTGCCGGGGTTGGTCGTTAGCGGATAGGTGAAGGTGTTGGTACCTGTCACCGTAGCGGTATAGGCGCCATTATAACCCGCTGGAGTCGCGCCGGAGATAATCACCGGGACCTGTGATCCGTTAGTCCATCCGTGAGCGGCTGCTAGCGTGACGGTTACAACACCAGTAGCCCAGGCGAGCGTCGAGATGGTTTTCGCCTGTGCGAGAATGTCGGCCAGGTCGGTTTCACTGGTCAGCAGCTGATATTCACCGGCATTCAGCGTCGTGCCGCCCATAGAAATCATCGCCCCGGACTTTAACAACTGCGAGGGCTTCGGCGGATTCGTCACCGACACGTTAATATTAACAATTGCCATTTACTTATTTCTCCGGGTCAATGGACGGAATTGCAGACGTGATCAGCTGGCGCGCTAAGTTACGCATCCGTTGCTGGTAGTAATTGATTTTGAATTTGATGGTCTTACGCATGGCGATGATGTTGAGCTCGTTCTGAGTGACTCGCTCATCCTGCACGACGGGAATATTCATGATCCCCATCTCCGGGGCATCGCCGGTCGTGTAGTCCTGCACATACCGCACAAAGTCTTCAATGCTGGCGTTACGCAGGCCGGTGACCGAAAGCGTCACATCTTCCGATACCAGCTGATACTGGTTTTGCTTCTCGTCCAGATAGAACGCGCCAGCGATCGGTGACGTGTTACTGCATTTCACCGTTGCATACGGCGGCGAAAGGTTCTGCGTTGAGAGCATCGCCGGGAACATCGGCATGTACTGATTCAGGGTCAGCCAGATCGGCAACGAGCTCGACACCACCACGTCAGAGAGGTCTATGTCATCCGCAGAGTTGATGATCTGCGACCGCATATGCGGAAAAATAGCCTCTCCGGTGTAGTGGTACAGGTTCGCCGGCTCATTCAGCCCGGTACGCCGGGAGAACGAGAACTGCACGCCAAAAAACTCGCCGATGTACAGCACCTCTGACCCGATGTCGTTAAACGGATCGATGTCCGCCTGCGCGGTGAACGTCACCACGTTGCGATCGTACAGTTGCTCGTCGTCCTGAATGGTTTCGGTCGTCAGGTGCAGATAACCCTTCACAGCCACCGTGTCCGGCTCATTGTTCGGATCGTCAGACAGGACCGAGGCTTTCACCCAGAACACGAAGCCATCGAGCGGAAGCACCTTTCTGATGTATTTCGTGAACGTCACCACCTGGAACCGGCTCAGATCATCCAGCCCCTGCGTCAGGGTAGCGTTAAGCTCGGTTTTGGCGTTCTGTAACTCACTCAGGGAAGGCATTCAGCACCCCGCTTACCCAGGCGCGCATAGATGCCTGGTATTTTCCTGTATCAATGAATGATGGGCGAGGAGGCCCTTTTTTATTTTTAAAGCGCTTCGATATACCCTCAAGCGCGCGACGCGTTGGAACACCAGGAAGGCCGTTCATCTCGGTGTTATCAAGGAAGCCGACAAAGAGATCGTGCACTTTAGACATCGACTCTGCCAATGGGTCATTTGTCGGCGGTACGCCTGCGAACATGTTTTCGAGCGATAACGCTATGTCTTTGCTCATCAGATCAGCGATGTCGTTCCCGTAGCGGTCAAAGAACGTCTGCATAATCTGATACCTTGCTTCCAGCTCTTCCGCTACGCTCCCCGTCGTGGTGTCTTCGTCCTCGTAGGGGATATCGATAACGCCCAGATGAAAGGTGATCATGACAAGCCCCACAGGCTCCCGAACTGCTGAGCGATCATCAGGTAGCGACGGCCCCACGGGTCCTGGAGCATCTGCAGGTCTGCCAGCGATAGGTCTTTGAAGAAATCAGGGACCAGGCGCTGTGCGCTGGTAGAGTTATCCCCGGCGCCCGTAATAACCCCGGCTTTGAAGTCATTCAGCCCATACTGACTACGGAAATTGGCGAACACGGCCTCTGTCCCGTAATTGATGAGAAACGACGCCCCAAGGTTATAAACGGCGATGCTGTACATGTTCGGCATGACGCAGGCGTTGTCCGGGTTTACCCATTCAACGGCGCCGCCATAGGCGAGAGAAAAAGACGGCGAGTCGTCGGGAACCTGGTCGGGGGTAATGCCCATATCAGATCGAACGAATTCGATAAATCCCGACAGACTGGTGGTCATTTCTTCTTGCTCCCGGCTTTCGGCGTGACAATTTTTTCGTTGATGGTTGGGTCGTCAGAATGGTCATCGCGCCCCTTGGCCTGCTCTGCGCTGAATTCCATGTCACCCTCGTAGCCGATACCACTTTCGCGCAGCGTGTTATCCAGTGCGGCGACGGATGCCTGCCGGCGGTTATGAGCTCCGCGGGTCAAATGGCCATCGTTATCGCGAATGGTTTTCTCAATAACGCTGGCGGAAACGGGTTTGTTGATGCTGTAGCACAGGCCGACAAATGCCTGACTCTGGTCGATTTTGGTTGAGTCAACCAGGCCGTAAACCTGATGATGCTGAATAACTGCTTCGACTTCTTCGGTCGAGCCATCCAGAACCTGCATCTGCGAACCGTGCTCAATGGGGATCTGGCGGAGGCGCCCGGTTTCCATCTGGCGGAAAGTGAAGATGTGGCGCTGCTTGGTGGTGTTAGCGATGAACAGTTTCATTATTTACCCTCGTAAAAAAGCCCCTGCACAGGTATCCATGCAGAGGCTTAAGCACTTCTCAACTTCGCGTTTTAGGAGCTATATGCCATCGACAGGATGGTGATAGCCTCCGGACGGACGGCCCAGCCAGACGTAGAGCGCATTTCAGACAGCACGTCGATAGCGCCCCCTGGGATTGGCGTCGGGATTTCCATCGGTGCCGCCATGTCGGTGAACATCAGAGCATTCGCCGCCAGAGACGGGCTCAGTTTGGCGAATTCGTTGGTGTTCACGGTGGAGTTGACCATCGGCACTTCCACTTCCGGGATGGTGATAACCACTGCGTCAGAACCGCCGGCACCGGCACCGATCAGCGTGTCATCGTATACCCAGTCAACCTGGACATTCGCGCCGCGGAGCACCTCTTTCATTGTTCCGGCGACGGTATCAGTACCACCACCAGGACGCTGATAAGAGGTCAACTGAACGATCTGCTGAATCTCCATCGCGCCCAGCACGCGCTGCGGCCCGAGGATAACGACACGCTGTTGGCGACCCAACTGCATGGTGCGGGTCAGCGCAGCCTGTACATGGCCCAGCAGATAGACCGCCATCTGTCCGTGGTCATAGGTCAGCACAGTGGTATTACCGCTGCTGTCCGCCGGCAGGGTTTCGGTGGTCGCGCCTGCGGTGTTCAGCAGACCTTCGCCGCCTGCCGGGTTCATGCCGTACAGCAGCGCAGAACGCAACTGCTGGAAGATGCCCTGACGCATGCCGAGACGCTGAGCTTCTGGCAGTGCCACGTTCCAGTTACCGGCCGCCGCGGTGTCGTGGTGATCGTAGATACCACGGCAGCGGAACAGGTAGGTTGGAGTGGAGA